GTTTCTGAATATCTAGGATTAACTGCATTATGATAGTACCATACGGCTCTATCTTTTGCATATTTATATACTACTGTTGTAGCAATACTTTTTGCAATCTTAGGTGCAAACCTCAAAGTCCATTTAATCATCTACTATTGTCCTTTCAACAAATGGGAATACTAAATCCCCTTCTTTTTTAATCACTTTTTCTTTAATGTCTTGAAATTGATCTTCTTTTTCGATTTGAAATTGTATTATTTTAATAACATCAGTAACCCATTTATAATAATGATCTACTGTTTCAATATCTAAGCCTTCATTTTCATGTTTTAATTTATTCTGTACGACTTTGAAGGCTTCTAACTGTTGAGTTAATTTTTCTACACTATTCATAATAGTTCCTTTCCTTATATATTTATTATATATTATATTAATGACTACGGCTAACGCTTTCGGTTTAATCTAAAGCCGAGCGAATGCGAGGCATTTTTTTTTTTTCTGGATCGCTATCCAGATGATAAGGGGTTTATCCCCTTATCAATAAATGTTTTTAACTATGAAAGAATATTATTCAGCTATAGCTGGTATTACTTCGCTACCCTCAATAACTGCATCTAGTTCTTGGTTATGTTTTGATAACCATTCTTTGCCCTTGTTATTAGCATCATTAAGCTTTTCAAGGTTTTTGACCTGACCAGATGAATAAGGAACATATTTTTCAACATGTTGCTCGTAAAATTCAACAGTCACTTGACGCTTGGTTTCTAATAATTCAAGGGTGTATTGCATTCTTTCTACTGACCATTCAATTCTTGAGAGTTGGTTAGCAAATGTTTCTTGACCTTGAAAGGATGCCTTAACTGAATTAATATTAGAACCATTGATTTCTTTTAGCTTCTGATACTCAATAGCTTTTTTATCCATCAATGTTTTTTGATTATTAATTCTGTAATCTAATCGTCTGATTTCAGAACCTAATTCACATTTAGTATTGAATAAATCATCAAATTTCAACATATCACGATACATTGTATTTAATGATGCTTGAGTATTAGTTCTTGTAGTAGCTAATATTTCAGTTTCTTTTTGTTCTATTGTAGTCATGTTTAGTTCTCCTATTTAAGATATTATAATCTATATATTTATATTTTATAATATTATTATATGGCTGTTATCTCCATGATAACGCCTTGATGACCAAACAAACTAAAAAAAAGAATAATGCAAATGTTGCCTTTGAGGCGACATATTGTTGTGTCAGGAACGCTGGGGTTGGGGCCACAGCGTAATAACTAATGCCATCGACAATCTGTCCATTTGTATTAGTGTTTTTTCTTAGTTTTTAAGCTAGGTTGTAAAGGATTTAAGATATCCTTTACGAGATAAGTGGGGGTTTGGGGGTTGTGTACCCCCAACAAAATATGCAGTGTATTCAGATACATATTGAATGTCTACATTATTTACTTGACAGCCTTTTTTATTATCTATAACTAACAAGAGGTGTCCACGCAAGAAACCAATTTGACCGACAAAGAAAAGTCAGCCACATCAAAGTACGGACTAACACCCAAACAAGTAAGACTGGTAGATACTATCGTAGCCACTGGATGTAGCATCAAAGAAGCATCCATAAAGGCTGGTTATTCAACGAAAGATGGGGGTAGGGTACAGGCGTCACGAACACTACGAACTCCAAAGGTACAAAGGTACATGATGGATCAGTGTGCGAGAACGTTAGGACTGGGAGCAGTGGTTGCGTCCAACAAGCTTGTCCATTTAGCTGGCAGTGCCAAGAGCGAGTATGTACAATTAGAAGCAAGTAGAGATGTACTTGACAGGGTAGGACTACGCACCCCAGACAAGGTACAACACAGTGTCGAAGGACAACTGAAGATCAACATAGACTTAGGATAGTTGGAAACGCAGATACACAGCTACGTTCACTACTGGTGGGGGTGGGGGTTAAAAACTGGTTGGTTCAGTAGTGAACATGTGTTAAACAAACATTAGATGTCAAAAAAGTACTTCAACATAGTTCAGATACTAGGATGGAGTAGAGAAGAACAAGTAGAACATAAGGTTTGTTCGGTTAAAGATTGTAAAAGATGGGGAGGATTCGGAATAAATGAGAATAGCCGCTATTATTTTGTATGTGGTAAGCATTATTCAGGGCAAAAAGCATCCTGAAAAAGACGAACATGAAATTTTTTTAGGTTCAGACACTTACTAATCTGTCAAGGTACAATTTATGTGCATTGATTAGTTTATCTTTATAGATATTTTATATAAACAACACTTCAAAACAGGAACTTAATAGAGTTCTAGCTTGTCAGGTTATGACATGGTGTTGATCCAGCTGGATTTTTTATTTGAAGTTTGTGTAAATTTTGAGTAGAAAGGGTATATGGCTATGACACCATCAGAAAGTAAGGTCAATGAAATCCGTAAGGAAATCAAAACCTTAAAGAAACATAACGCTGAATTAGAATTACAAGTGAAGTTCTTGATTGAAAGATTAGAGTTAAAGAACGAACAGTTATTTAAATTCAGAACAGAAACCCTCAACAAAACTGTTGATGATTTCATTAAATTTAAATCAGATATAATGGAGCAACAAACAAATGCCTAAAGTCGGAAAAAAAACATACCCATATTCTGCTGCTGGAATGAGATCAGCTAAGAAAGACGCTATGAAGAAAGGCGTTAAGATGAGTATGAAAAAAACTAAAAAGAAATAATGCCTAGTAAAGTAAATCAGGCTGGTAACTATACTAAACCAAGCATGAGAAAAAGATTATTTAACAGTATAAAATCTAGTTCTGTACAAGGAACTGCTGCTGGTAAATGGTCTGCAAGAAAAGCCCAGTTGTTAGCTAAAAGATATAAAGCAGCTGGGGGAGGTTATAAGTAATGGGAAAAGGTGTAAAACATTTTTTTAAAAATGGTACTGAACATAAAGGATCAATGCATAAAATGCCTAATGGTATTATGCATAGTGGTAAAACCCACACTAAAAGTAGTAAACCAATAGTTCATTTTAAAGACCTAAGTGCAACTGCTAAAAAAAAAACTAAAAGATAATGGCTTTAGCTAAATCACAAAGAAGTTTAAAAGCATGGGGTAGCCAGAAATGGCGAACTAAATCTGGTAAACGATCTAGTGATACAGGCGAAAGGTATTTACCTACTAAAGCAATTAACGCATTAAGTGCATCTGAATATGCAGCTACTACCAAAGCTAAAAGAAAAGCAAAAGCTAAAGGTAAACAAGTATCTAAACAGCCTAAAAAAATAGCTAAAAAAACAGCATCTTATAGAAAGTTTAGTTAATGGTAGCCAAAAAATATCAGAATCCTTCAGGTGGACTTAATGCTGCTGGTCGTAAATATTTTAAAAACAAAGATGGTTCTAATCTAAAACCACCAGCACCTAATCCCAAAACTAAGAAAGCAAAAGGCAGAAAAAAAAGTTTTTGTGCTAGGATGTCAGGAGTAAAAGGGCCAATGAAAGATTCAAAAGGTAGACCAACTCGTAAAGCATTAGCTTTAAGAAAGTGGAAATGTTAATGACAGATAATTTTGTACGACCACCAGATTTTGATCCTATTGATGCTGAAGTAGATATAGATAATAGAAAACAATTCCCTCTATCTTTTCAAGATAGACAAAGATTAAGAAAGATAGTTAAGAAAGTGCATTTAAAATTCTTGCCAGAAGAACTCTTAACTGATAAAGAAGCTGATAAGATGATTGAAGCATTAGGGCCAAGCGTTAGGGAGAAGTTACTGATTGAGCATATTGCAAAAGTCAAGTAATGGAATTTAATTATAAGCCAGATGGACAAACACTTAGAAGCTTTCTTAAATCAAACGATTTCTTTAGAGGACTTCGAGGCCCAGTTGGAAGCGGTAAGTCAGTTGCTTGCTGTATTGAAATATTTAGAAGGGCACTTCAACAATCTAAAGGTGCTGACGGAAGAAGAAAATCTCGTTGGGCTGTTATCAGGAACACGAACCCTCAATTAAAAACTACAACAATTAAAACATGGCTGGATTGGTTTCCAGAAAATACATTTGGGCCATTTAGATGGTCAGTTCCTTATACACATAATATAACTATTGGTGATGCAGACTTAGAAGTTATCTTTCTTGCGTTAGATAGACCAGAAGATGTAAAGAAACTACTATCGTTAGAGCTAACTGGTGTCTGGGTGAATGAAGCAAGAGAATTACCTAAGTCAATTATTGATGCTTGTACTATGCGTGTAGGTAGATTCCCTTCTATGCGTGATGGTGGTGCATCATGGTATGGTGTTATTGCTGATACCAACGCACCTGAAGAAGATCATTGGTGGGCAGTCATGGCTGGTGATGTACCAGTACCAGATCATATACGAAAAGAAGAAGCTTTAATGTTAGTTAAGCCTGACAACTGGAGTTTTCATACACAACCATCAGCATTATTAGAAAGTAAAGATGATAAAGGCGAACTAACTGGTTATAAAAGAAATCCTTTATGTGAAAATAAAAAATTTATTACAGATGCTTACTATGAAAACATAGTCAAAGGTAAAACTAAGGGATGGATTGATGTTTATGTTATGAATAAACTAGGTTCATTAGAAGAAGGTAAGCCTGTCTATCCAAGCTGGAGTGAAGATATACATCTTAGTAAAGAAGTTATTGCACCATTCCCTACTGATGTATTTATTGGTATTGATTTTGGATTAACACCAGCAGCAGTCTTTGGACAAAAGCTTTCAAGTGGAAGATGGGTAATCTTACAAGAACTTGTATGCTTTGATATGGGTATAGTTAGATTTACTGAATTATTAAAATATGAAATAGCAAAAACATACAAAGGTTTGGTTATAGATATCTATGGTGATCCAGCTGGTGACTTTAGAGTGCAGACAGATGAAGCTACTCCATTCCAAATAATGAGATCGCAAGGAATTAAGGCTAGACCAGCTCCAAGTAATGACGTTTCTCTGCGTATAGAGGCTGTAGAAACAGCTTTGAGTAGGTTGGTAGAAGGCAAGTCTGGTTTTTTAC